TGCCCCCGGCGGATGATGCCCCGGACAAATGCCTCTGCGCTGGTATCGGTGATCTTGTCCTCCGACTTGTAGCAGACACGCCCACACTGCTCCAGCCGCTGCAAAATCACAGCCCCATTGATAGGCGTGATAAACTCCACGTTTGCGTTAATGATCTTCATGGTCTGCGCCCTCCTGTTCCAGATTGTCCAGTTCCATTACGGTCATAATGGCGTAGTTTGCAAGGTCGATCAGGGTATCCCGGATACTTTCATCACTGACCATCTGCGCGTTGGAACGGGAAAGATTCTTGAACCGGGCCATCTTATCGCCCAGCCGGATACGGGCCATCGCCATTCCCTCATCCAAAAAGGATGTATGGAACACATCGCCATAGTCCGCATTCTTGCGGGCAAACAGTGCATTCAGTTCGTTACACACGGCGGCGTGTTGCCGCACTTTTTCATTCAGACTTGCCATCTTCTTTTTCCTTTCTCTCTGCACAACTGCAAAAGTCAAGTATATTGACATACCGATGATTGCAGGGGCTGAACCGATTCTCACACAACATCGTTCCCGGATGACCGTATCGCTTGGTCTGCGCGGATGCCTCTGCGCTATACTTGCACTGGCCGCACCGGGTAACAATAGGCGCATCATAGAACCATTTAACGGTATCCCCGATGATGCTGATAGCCCGGTCATCCCAGTATTCGCTGGCGGCAACCTTGCGCGGGTTTGTGCCCCATGCCTTGATCCAGTCCGGGAGGCTCTGGTTCACCGCGTCAAAGTGTAGCCCCCAATTCTCACACGCCGCAACTGCGGCAGACAGGTAAACGCCCTCCCGACACGTCCAGAGGATCAGCCCCGCACCAGCTTTCTGCTGCTTGAGGGCTTCATTGATGAGTGCCCATTTCGGCTCTCCGATGTTCGGGTATGCGTTGGTACAAATAGTACCGTCAAAGTCTATTGCGATTGCTCTACGCATGGCTGTTCTCCTTAAAATATCGTTCCGAAATATCAACGATATGTTGACAAAGCAGTTTAGGTATAACGCTTCTCTCCCTGCTGTTTTTCAAGCCCTGTGTGCCTGTTTTGCTCCCTCTGGGAGCTGGAACATGGCACGGATCGCCATTCTTACACATGGGCTTGAATTGCGGATCAGGGTGGTTTGTCCAGATGTCAGTTGGTTTCATCCGTGTATCGCCGTACTGACAATATGTAACAGTATAACGCGGTAAAGACTTCATCCAAGCCATTTTCCGCATCCCCCCCCCGTGGGTTCTCGATAAAGTAAAGTGCCGGATCAAGGTCTTTTATAAGCTGTAAAACGTGCTGATCGACCTTATCACAGAACTTTGCATAATCGCTCACCGGGTCAAGATTCCCTGTGTCCGGGTTTCTTTTCCTGTGGTGACTAATAGCGGCAATACTGAACGTGGTACAGTCTGGACTTGCCCAAATTACATCCGGGTGTCCAAATCTTGATAGAATATCGTCCGCGCTGACATTCAAAATATCGGCGTAAAGATTGATATTTTCAAAATTCTTGTCCCACTCAACGGAAAACACCTCATGCCCTTTCGATTCAAAGGCTTTTCCAATACTGCGTGTTCCCGCAAAAAGTTCCAGAACTTTCAACCTCTTGCCATTCATTGGATTTTGACATTCATTCCAGTATGGGCGAATTGACGGAACACCGCAAAATGTCATCCCTTTACCTCCCGCGCTGCGCCGTCCTCGTAGAGGACTTCCATGCCGTAGGCAACACAGCCGCGTCATGCTCCATACGACAGCCACGGGTCTGCTCCCAGCCCTTGCAGAAGTAGACAGCATGGCACTGCGCCATAACTTCCAGAGAGCGGGCAAGGTAGCACAGCGGGATGTTCTCAATACCGCGCTTTTTAAGGGCATCCGGGGTAAACCAATATTCGTCCTTACCGTCATCCTCAAACAAGCTATTGACGAACTGATAGCCCATCTGAGTAAGTGTGTTGATGGCCTGATTTCGGACGGCCAGTATCTCCTTGTCCGTTTTGCCGTTCATCGGCTGAGAAATCATTGCTTTTTTCTTCATAAGATTGCCCCCATAATTCCAATAACGGGCCGCTTGCTCTGCCGTATCGAACAAAACGCCGCCCATAACCTCAGCTTCGCCACAGGTGCAAAGAACACATTCGCCCCAGCCTTTATGATGCAGGCCATAGGACAAACCGCTCCATGGATCGCTTTCGTACTCGCATCCGGGAACGCCTTTATAGTTGCCCTCATCATCATGCACACCGACAAATACGGCGGGCTTATGACAGAACGGGCAATCCCTCAATTCTACGCTCATCCCTGTACCACCTTTCCATTGTCATCCCGGTAAAACGTCTTGATCTGCTGGTTCTTGGAATCTATGATCTTGAACAGGTTTACCCCGTCATTGTTTTCGGCAATGTACCGCTGCACATAGGCCGTTGCTTCATCCAAACTGGGCAGACCAGTGACAAAGCTGACGCGGCTCTGATACTCGTGCAGAACCGGGTCACAGCGTTCTTTCCACAGCTCTACCGTGTACTCGCCGGGGATGGTGATACCGGGCAGGAACACAATGAACACGTCCAGCGGGTACTTTTCAAAGGTTTCCAGAATGATCTTATACACCTCATCCCAGTTACCACCAGCAATGCCGCAGCCGAGAAATCCGGGCATCGCCACCGTGTAGCCGCGTCGCTTTGCGAACATCTTGACCTCATGCAGACAACGGCGCAGCTTGCGATAATCGGTCAAGCTGTCGAACTTATCCGGCTCTGCCATCTGGGAGAACAGGTTCGCCACATACGGCTTGCCATGATGAGTGAGCATCTGGACACTGCCCAGCAGACTGCCGCGCATATCGCGGCACAGGGAGCAGTATTCCTTCCTGTCCTGCTGATCCAGCAACTTGTTCCAGATGGACGCGGCCACGCCGCCGCCCATCATGCCGAAAAAGTTAGTCTGGTGACAGATGATGTCTGCCCCGCAGTTGAGCAGATCGCCCTTGATGATTTTTACAGCCATAGGTAAAACCCCTTTCAAAATAAGCCCGCAAAAGCGGATACCTTTGCGGGCTGTATACTTATTTCAGCCAGTCGTTTTCAAGCGTACAGAAGCCGAACACAGCCGCTACTGTGAGGATGATCCAGACTATCCAGAATATGACCACCCAGCCATCTGCGCCGGACATCAGGAGTTCCCGCGTCTGGTCAATGTCAGTGCCATCATGGAACGCGGCATCCTGAATCGTGTGCCCGGTGAGCGTGGCATACATCGTGCCCGTGTACTCCACAGGCCGGATATAGTATTCAAATCGAACGCTGCTCCCCCTGTATTTTGTGGTCAGATACTCGCTACTGGGCATATCTATTTGCCCGTAGTCAAAATCCTTGCCCAGAAAATGCACGGTCTGGGAATGCCATGTATCAGAACCCGCATAATCCCACGAATAATAGATTTCCGTGGTAGTATAGGTGTGACCCTTGCCATCGGTATGCACTACCGTGCGAGTGTGCATATTGTAGTGCTGTTCCTCGCAGTAAATGTACATATACGGCCCGCCGATCCGATCCTCTGATACCGTGTCCACGGCGGACAGTGTACCGTAACAGAATGCCCGTCCAACGTCCGTCCGCAGTCCATAGGCAAACCGATCCTCAGAAGAAATATTAATCGCGGTGGTATACTCCTGCTTGCGCTCCATTGCCATCTGCTTGATGCTGCCAGAAATGACCGTGCCCAGAATCAGCATCACCAGCACAATAACAGCACTTACCAGAATCTCCCGGAACGTGATCTCGATTCCGTTAATCTCCAAAGAGGTTTCCGACAGACGGAGCATCCTCCGATACGTTGAACGATAAGAGCGCATAGCTTTGTACCTCATACCCGGTCAGGCTCAAAAACGTGCTATTGGGAAAACGGCGGACGTACTGCCGATAACTCTTGACAGTGCGGTTGTAGTCGGAGCGGTAATTTGCAATCAGGTTTTCAGTGACCGCCAGCTCGTTCATCAGCTCCCGGTAGTTGTTAGCGGATTGCAGTTCCGGGTAAGCCTCTGCCACAGCCGCAATCTGGGTGGTAATCTCAGACACAGCAGCATCGGAACTACTACCCCGCGCCGCAATAACGGCCATAAGGGTATCGTACTCGTGTTTGTCGTATGCCTTAACCGTTTCAACCAGATTCGGGATGAGGTCTGAGCGGCGTTTCTCCTGCACCTGAATATCAGACTGGGCAGCGGCTACCTGTTCCTCGTAAGAAATGGCTGTATTCTTTACGCCCTGCACAATGAACAGACCCGCGCCAAAGGTC